GGCATCTGATGACGAACTTGTTGAAAAACAAAAAGAATTTATCGTTGCCAGAAATTCAAACATTGACAAAATAATTACAAATGCTGAAAAACTTAATTTAGCTATTGCTGAACTTAAAATTCCTTTAGCTGAAGAAGCTAGTTATGTTCCTTCTGGAATAACTAGTGAACGTGCACTTGTTTTAAGTTATGTTGATGGTAGAAAAGACTCGGTTTTCAAAGATTTCAAGATGGATGAAAATAATATGAAACAAGCTTATGATGACTTAGTTAAAATTCAAGTTGTCAGTTATTTTTATGCATTTAATTGGAACATTGCTGGGTGCGCTAAAGGTATACCCTTCGCACTTGAGATCACCAATAGAGCTGTTTTAACACAGTTCCAAAATATTGGAGCAATGAGAACAAAAAGTAATAAGAGAATAATCAATCCATTATTTCCTACTCTTAATATTACATATCAACCTAGCGGACTAGGTGAAACTGAATACTACGTACTAACCCCAATTCCATGTGTCTCATTTAAATCATTCAGACTTATTAAATTTAAGTGCTGTAATGTTGATGTTTTTGACATCAAAATTCCTAGACTTGATGGAGTCTGCCAATGTTGTGGTGTTGAAAAGTGTAAACTTCCTAACATAATTAAGTTGGATTTGTCAGTTGGACCTTTCAGTTGTGATTCAAAGCATGCAGATGTAGCAATACATATGGCTGCTAACACTGAAAAGATGGCGAGGCAACTCAACATTGGAACTAAAGGAACTCAAGTTGACGACGGAGGACTTGAGTTGGATAATAAGGGAATTGGAAAGCAGGAGGAGAATCAAGGAGAAAGTAGAGACTGTTCAACAGAACCTAGGGTTAATGTCAACGCCTTCGGGGATCATACACTCGACTATGAAGGAGTTGAAACAATCCTCCTCTCAGCCCGTGATTCGAAAGAGAAAAATGAAATTCAGAGAGAAAACACAATTGAAGAACGTTACCGTGAAATTATCGGAAAACCAAGAGCAGAGTATACCTGCGGGCATTCAAACAGAGATGATCCCAACTGTGGAGATTGTGTTAGACTCAAACAAGAATTTGCAGAAGCCAGAAAACAAAAAGAGAGATTCCTTAAAGGAGAAAGAAATGCAGGCTATAACCCAACTATTAAGCCTGAACCCATTTCAGTCGCAGAAAAATTAAAAAATGCACTTACTTTTAGTGCTTTGGAAGTTATGTGGGAAGAATGTCATCAAACTTTTGTTGATACTCTTGTCGATTTATTTCCAAATAAATATCAATTTTCCGCTTCTGTTATCATCAAGTCAATTGATGTTTTCTTTTTTAAAGCTCTCAAATTCTGCAAAGAAAATCCAAGAACTATAGGTTCCTTGGCTGCAATATTGCTCATCGCATACAAATTTAATGATTTGTACAAACGTGCATGCACTTTTTATGATGAGAATCCTAATACTGAAGCATCTGTTGATACAGTGTTTCCTATTAAGGGTGTTGTTGGTATGCTATCAGCACATCCTGTTATTGCAGTTGCAACATCAATGTTAATTCAAAAAGCTTGGATCACTTTGACTAAAGTTCAAAAAGATGATCTAGAAAAAGATGATATTACATCAACACTCATGGGAATTCTTACTCATGGTTTGATTGATGTTACTACTTTTATTGTTGTTGGAAGTTCTTTACTTTCAGCTATAAATTTTGCAGCTTTTGCAAGATGTCCTTCCCCTAAACAAACTTTTTCTTTGAATGTTAAGAATGAGAAATTAATTGACGCTAAATTGTCAACTGAGACTTTTCATGGTTTTAAGGCTATTGAAAATGTTGTTATTGTTGAAAACCCTGTTGTAATTGATCGTTCTAAACTCAAAGTTGATAGTAAAATGGAAGAAAAGCAAGAAAAAGAGATTGAAATTAACATTGTTAAAGATGATGGTAAAGATAAAATTAAAAATGGAGTTTGTAAAGACTACACTAACTTTATCATGGAGCCTTTCGTTCCTAAATTCATTGAAGTTGTCAATTATCATGGCACACAATATCGAAGTGATGAATGCCTTAATTGTGCAAAACCTTTGACAATTCAACAAATCAGTGATAAAAAGGAATTTTGTTGTTCTAAGTGTTTTCTAACCGGCAAGGATTTGAGTAAAATTGCTTGTATACCAAAGAAAAATTGTTATCTAGTTAAAATAGATGAAATAATTAAACATGGTAGAAGTGGTAAAGGAAAAACTAACACAAGTCGTGCTTTCAAAAATGCTAACACTCAAGTTAAGCAGAAAAATTTGATGAAAGTCATTGAGAATAAACAACAGAAAGGAAAATCAGGACCTCGAATTAAGTGGGCTTATAAGCTTGATGAACATATTGACGGAGGCATCTTAGTTGATGTTGAAGGCAATGTTGTCATCAATCCCACAGCTGAATACAGGACATGGATGAATGATTATAAGACTTTAGTCTACAATGATAGATTAGATGATCTTGAGAATCGTGGTGCTGAGCAATGGTGTATGGATAAAT